CAACGTGCGACTGATCCGGCTCCCCACCAGTCGCCGCCTTGTAAGTCCGCAATAGTCCGGTCGCCTTTCCGTAATCGTTCGGCTTGGGTATTTGAATATAAGGCGTCCGACCGGCAGCGTCCTTTTTATCGAAAGAAACATCCCACGCCTCTGATTCGCCCGACTGACAAAACAACCGCGCACCCTTCGGAGTTTCGCGCACTCCTAAGATTGTGACTGTTACCCGCTTGCCCTTCAAATCTTCGGCATAAAGGCACCGCAGATTTTTCCATTCCGCCGCTTGAACTTGATCCGACATAATGACCGTCCTTTCGTTTTACAGTTCGCCCAAATCCCCGGCTTCCAAATCTTCGCCCGTATTTTTGTACGCCCATTCCGGCAACTCAATCGGCTCGCTTTCCGTCTGTTGTCCCGGCCATTCGCGCCTAAGTTCGCACGCCCGGTATTTTTCCGCAATTTTACCGGCCTCGATAATACCCATCATTACGGACGCCTTGGCAATCGGATAAACGGCCACATCATAGGGCGGTTTTGATTCAACGAAAATCCCGTAACAGTTAGGCAGGTGATCCAATTTGAGCGCGTCCAGTAGCCAGCTATACCAGCCGAATTGAATATGATACGCCATACCAGCGCACGTTCTTTCGAGTGATCGCCTGTCAATCTTCCCGGTCGTTTTCAGGTCCGGCAACACTCCCGGCTTCCATGCGTCCAACCGGGCGGACGCCTTGCCGTATTGTGTCACTTCGGAAAACAACGCCATTTCGCGCTTGGTGCCGTCCAGTAATTCAACCACCCGGCTATTCGCCAGTACGGAACCGGCGCACGCCTGAACATCTGACCATTCGGCGGACGTTGTTTGTTCCCGGCCATCCGGTTGCTCGCAAAGCCAATTATCGTATTCTTTCCCGGCCTTTCGCCCGCCCGTCCAAATTGCCGGTAGTTTGTCCGGCTCTAAAACCGCCATGTGTACCAGCCGACCGAACCGCATACCGGGCGTGTCGTCAATCCCGTGTTCGATGTAATGCCGCATATGCAGCATTGATTTCAGATAGCCAACCTTAATGGCGGACGCTCGCAAGGTCGCACGTTGGGGAGGTGCAACTATGTTCAAAATTTCATCCGTCAATTCGCTCATACATCCGCCTTTCGTTATCTGCTTTTCACGATCCGCTCTTTATCCGTCCCGACGATGCAACGCGCTTTCGATTTGGTGCGGTCAATAATTACGGATATAAATCCATAAAGTTTGACTGAAAAATTCATTCTGAAAGATACCGTCCCGCCACAGACCGCGTTGACCGTCCCGCCATAGACCGCGTTGACCGTCCCGCCACAGACCGCGTTGACCGTCCCGCCATAGACCGCGTTGACCGTCCCGCCATAGACCGCGTTGACCATCCCGCCCCTGACCGCGTTGACCGTCCCGCCATAGACCGCGTTGACCATCCCGCCATAGACCTCGTTGACCGTCCCGCCCCTGACCTCGTTGACCGTCCCGCCACAGACCGCAGAAACGTAGTCGCCTTCGTTTACGTCCCGTTCCTCGCCAACCCTCACAAGCCGAAACGCCGCCCAATCCTCCAGCGCAACACGGCACGCGCTTTCTGCCTGTTTCGCGTCCCACCAATCGGGCAACAGGTCTTGATCCGTGCGAAAAACCCAGTCTTTCAACGGCGTTTCAAATTTGCCATCGGGCGGCGTGATTTCGACTTGCACGCTCTTAATTTGTAATTCGTCGTTTTCTGGAACGCCGTGTTCTTTTCGGATATCCGTATGTCCGTCCGTGCGTTTGCTCCAAAAAACCTTAAAGCCCTTGGTGATTATAAAACTGGCTGGATTGCACATATTAACAACTCCTTACGGGATGCGATTGACTCATCATTTCAAAATCCTCCTCACCCACTCGCTCGCATCCCGCCGAACGGACGGGGGCCAGACCGCAATGATTAACGCGCCGGTGATGGCCAGCAGGACGGCGATTAGAGCGATGCCGATATAGTCGGTGTATCCGTTCATTGATCGCTCACTTTCACGGCTATTGATTCGATTTGCCGTTTGACTTCCAATATTTTTTTTAGGCGGTAACTGTGATCCTCTTTCGCCTCAAGGATCGCGTCCGGTCCTTTCGGGTAGTAGTCCCGGCCATTGGGCGCAATCTCTTTCATTGCGTCAAGGGCTTCAATGGCCTTTCGATAACCGGCAAGCAAATCATCCTTGCTTGTGCCGTTCAAGTGGACTGTGGGGGCTATCACTTCCCGCCGCCTTTCTTTTCAATGTCCGCGATTTCGCTTTCCACCCAGCCCTTGAAAACATAAAGCGTATTTAAAACGGCGTTCGCGTTTTCGCTCGGCACTCCGTCCATGACCTGCTCCAGCCGCTTGTCGATCTTTTCAATCAGTCTTTCGAGTGAGTCTTTCATCCTGTCATCCTTTCCCCCGGATTACCCGCCGGGTCGGGGTGGGGTGTTAGGTTGACTGTAATTCTAAATGTGCGGCAAAATTCATAGGTTTTCGAGTCTCTAATCCACAGCACCGTCCAACGCTTCCAATTTGTCCGCAAACAGTACACTTAAATTGCGGCTCGCCGCGATTATCGCAATCATTATCACACGGAGAGTTAGGATCTCCACAAATATGCGGTACGCGAAATTCATGCGCCGACGGACATTCGGGATCATATCCCCCGCTACAAGTGCAAGGAAACGGGTCTTTTAATTCTTCCTCATCAAAACAACCTGCACATAATCCATTTACTAACGGACCGTTTGCGCCACAATCCCTACAGGTCAATTTTGCAAGCTTTTTAATTCGTAATATTTCGCGTAAGTTATTTTTCAATAAGTCGCCTTCGCCACGCGGTTGACCTAGAGCGCGGTCTATGGCTTTTGAATAATGGGAATGATATTCCACAGCCGCATCTAACTCGCCAATTAAATTGGACACTGGCGGAAGCTTTTTTATTGCAAACCAAATCGCACGGTATCCCATTCCGTGCGGAGTGTTCCAGAATCTTGCAATCTGTTTTTTCACCGATTCACCCTTACCGGCTTGGTTCCGTTTTGTGCCGCCCAGCATTTAGCCCCAGCGAAAGTATCAAAATAGTATTCCTTGCCGTTATAAAAAACCGCCCATCGACTCTTTTTCATCTTCCAGCCCTCCGTTGTTTGGTTTCCCGCTTGCATGGATATAGAATGACATAATAGCGGCTATTTGTAAAGCCGGGTTTTAAAGTTTTTTTATAAGGCGTTTTGCCCAATAGAATCAAGGTGTTTATTGCGCTTTCGATAGGCGGAATAAATAATCGTTGTAATAGCGGCTAATGTTTGGTAGAGTTTCCGCGCTGGTAAAAATCTAACGAAAGGAATACATGAGAGCGACCAAAATCAAGTTGTGCCCGTGTTGCGGTAAACCGAAAGGCCCGTTTCATTTTGCCTGTGAGGTCGGACGGCAGGGCGGTCGGAATGGCAAGGGGACGAAAAAGCCGAGGAAGGCACCGGCGAACAAATGACCTTACATGAGGTGATCCTTATTTTGTGTCTCCTCGAATCCAACAACGATCCGAACGCGATAGGCGATACCGACCGGGGAGACCAGTGCGCCCGTGGAATACTGCAAATCCGGCCATGCGTTATTGCTGATGTTAATCGCAAATACCGCACGTCCTACACGGTGGCCGATTGCTTCGATATCGAAAAGTCGCAAGACATTGCGCTCAAATATTTGCTGATGTACTGCGGACCAACGGCCAGCCTTGACACGTATGTCAGGACGTGGAACGGCGGACCCAGGGGCGCACGGAAGGCTTGCACGCTGGCCTATTGGCATCGGTTCAAGCTGGTGATGAATAATGTTGCGTAAAATCAAACGGGAGGAAAAACGAAATGCAGAACATTAAGGGGCCGGCAGGGACGGTGTTTGAGGGGTTTGATTTTTTACTTTGCTTACGGAACGACTGCCGCTTGTGCGAGATTCATCGAAACGTAAAAGCGCAAGGTTGCGCCATAGAATGCGCGAAAGCTTGCAACGCACAACCCGGCCACTGGATCAAATCCGTGCCCGTGCCCGTTCGAGGGGGAGACATGAACATCTATCGCTTGCGCTATTGGTGGCGCAAAATATGCAACGCGGTCGGGTTTTGCCCGTGTGGCTAACGGGTTAATTTTACCAGCACCGGACGGCCAATCTGCCCGGTGTGCAAAAAGTAAATCACGCAACCGGCATAAAGGGATGCAGCTTGACGTATCGGCGGGCGGCTTTCGCGCTGGATGCCTTGCGATGAGTCCAAGCAAGCCGACCGCCCAAACGGACGGCGGAATAAATGGCCGACGACCGGACGATCCCCGCGCCGTACATCCGCAATAACTTGAAAAGAATTTTGTCAGCCTGTTTGCGGGTTAATAGCTTTGAGGAATAAAGCGCATCGTGGATTAGATAGGCCACCATGCAGATAATGGTTAAGGGGTGTCCAACCAAAAACCAAGCACACTTTGGAATACTCCCGAAATCGCAAACAAAACCCTTCATTATTCGCATCAATCCAACGCCGGGAATTTCAATCTCGAAAGTTTCGTCAAGCGTCCAAAGGTCATCGCTGTTATGTGGCGTTATTATTGGGTAGTGCTTTATCATCCAATAAACTCCCGTCTAGCCGCGCAAATATCGCGCACGTTGCTGCAATACCGCTTAAAACTGCCAAGATGCCCCACAGTGAGATGACAACGGCGGCAGAGTCCTAGCATATTCGCCGGATCGCTCGCATGCTGTGGGGCGACGTGGACGGGTAAAACGTGATGCACTTCGATGTTCCCGCCGCCGCACCAGGCGCACACGGGGTTAGACCGGGCGTAACACCGCATGGCCGCTATCACTTCCCGCGCCTTTCGGGGTCGGGTGAATAGCTGCGGGTTACGCCATAGGAACGAAATCATAGAGTTTGAAAGGCTGGCTCTGTGACGGTTACGTTATTATATGCCCCATTGACCACAATCGGCCCGTCAATGGCCGTGGCGGGGACTGTGACGCTGTTGTATTGGCCTTGCACGTCAACAGCGGGGACGGGCTTTGTTGCGGGTTGTGCGGCTTGCTGGCCCTGCTTATCCTTATCATCCGACCCGCCGCCGAATAGCTTTTCGACGTTTTCGACTATCGGCTCAAGCTGGCCCGTGGCCGCAAGTGTGGCGACAATGCCAGCCGCCGCCCAGCTTTTCGGGTTGCCTTCCACGTTGGCGACGGTATTTGACCCGATCACCTTCGCAACCCCGGCCGGTTTGAAGTACCACGGCTCCGCTTTGATCCGGGGGTCACTCCAATTCACGTCCGCAATGTCGATGATGAAAACAGGCGTATTGTCCAAAACCCCGACTTGCACCCCACCGGGCACCATGCTTTTGCTTGACGCCGGAACGGTTGCCGGTGCCTTTTCCAAGTCCGCCGCCGTGCCGCTGGCAATCGGTACGGTATCCCCCACCTTCGGCACGTCTTGAGCCATAATCATCGAAACAGATACCAGAAACATGATGATTAGGATCACCCAAATAATTTTCGGGGTTGGGTCAAACTCCGGCGAGTCGATAGAAGAAACAATCCACTTGCTAAAACTACTTTTCATTTTCCACCTTCTTGTTGTTCCGACACTGTTTTTTCCTGCCGCTTTTTGGCGGCACTCAATCCGACCGATAGGGCTATCCCGCTTGCCCCGACCACCGCCAAAAGAAAGCCCTGCCATTGATCCCGGCTGATCCCCCACACGTCCAGCGTTGCGCGGATCTCCCGCCAATAGTTAGCCGACACCCAAAGGCCCAAACAAAAGCCGCCGATCACCCCGGACCACTTTTTAAACTGCGTCGATCCGATCATCCATGCGAGTAGCTTGTTCATTGATTGACCCCCCGGCATTTCTCGATTACAACCGCAAAGTGATTCATGGATTCGGTCATTTGCCGCCGCATGGCCGTGGCTTCCCGGTGCGCTTCTTCCACGCCCTTCAATGCTTCGGCGGTTTCACGAATCAGGGCTTTGAGTTCGTCTTCGCGTTTGTCGGCTTGCGCTTCCCGCTTCCCGGCGTTTTGCCACAGCGCAATAATAGCCAGCACCAAAATGCCGACAATGCCAAGGCGGGATACTTCGGAAATGTAGGGAATAGATACGACTGAATCAGCCGTTGCCAGAAACGCGCTTGCTGCGACAAACTTGATCCCGCTCATCATATCGCCCCTTCCACAATTCGATTATTTTACAGAAAGCCCCAATCACGCCCATCATTCATGGCCCCACCTCATACCGGAAAATGGCGAAACCCGACGCGCCCGATCCGCCAGCCTTTTCCGCGCCAGCCAATCCTGCTCCAGACCCACCGCCGCCCCCGCTCGTATTTGCAACAGCATTTGTTCCTGCCGTGCGAGCGGTGTTCGCACCTAGACCACCCCTCCCGCCGCCGCCATTGCCGCCAGCCCCGCCGGCCACAACTGCGGCCGCACTATATCCACCGCCACCCCCGCCGCCGCCGTAAACAGATGCAACGCCTGAAAATGTGTTTGTGACCCCACGCCCGCCGCCGCCGCCTACTACGTTTGTCGGCGCGATGCCAGCCTGCATCTTTCCACCGCCGCCGCCGCTTGAGCCATAGGTTATGATGCTGGTTGCGCCGTTCATTCCCTGCCCGGATAAGCCGAGGCCGTACATACCGCTGTACGTTCCCGCGCCGCCTGACCCTCCATCGCCACCGTTAAGCGCAACCACCCCGCCGCGTGCGCCGTACCCGCCGCCCGTCGCGACGAGTGATGAGAAAATGGTATTACTACCCGCCGCCCCGATGTTATTGGTTGCCGGAGTCCCGCCCGCGCCGATGGCAATAGGCAGATACCCCACTGATACGGCAATGGTCCCGACCAATATCCCACCCGCCCCACCACCGCCTCCGGCATAGCTATTGAGAGGCGAAGAGTATCCGCCCGCCCCACCGCCCGCGCCGACGATGTACTCAACCGTGCCAGCCGATGTGATCGAAATGGTCACATTGCTGTAGCAAAGATGCGCCTGAAAATTCGTGCCGCCTTCCGCATAATTGGTGACGATCCCGCCCGTTGCTTGAACGTAGCCCGACGCAACAATGGCACCCGATTCGCGCAACACTCCCATAATGAACGGCGATATCTCAGCCGTTGCAATGGACGCGCAACAGGTCAAGGCCAGTATGAGACAGCGGATCACGATTCAATCTCCGGGTGCCAAACGCAAGTATCCCACCAGCGCACATCAAACCGGATAAGCGCGGAGTTAGCCGCTTGCATGGCGTCCCGTAAATCATTATACGAATCAGGTGCGGCCGCTTTGACGGTCAACATCATCGGTTCCAACTCCTCAAATCCCAGCTTGGTCTTGGTTGGCTCTCCACCCAGCGCAACGCGCAACTGATCGCAATATCCGATGTAGCGGTTATCGAGCGTCCACCGTTCGCCATTCTTAATCAATTCGGCTTGTGCAATGTTTTCAACTTCCGCTATTGTGCGGCGGGCCGTCAATCCGTCCAAATCCACGATGTTCCACTTGATAACGCGGAATCCTTCTTCCGGCGGTTCATCCCACACCCATTCGCGCCAGCCTTCGCACGCCATCAACCCCACAGTCGGAGTAGAGATCACCGCGCCGTCCAACTCCCGTGTCCAACTTTTCGGCAACTCGCAAAGTTCGCCCGTGTAAATGTTGATAATTTTCATAACGGCACCCCCTTAAAATAGGTTCGCTTGGACGGTTGCGTAAACAGCACTCGCGTCGTGTCATTGGTTTTCACCGCCGCCGCAACCACCGCCGCATTCGAAATCGAAGCCGCCCAGACCACGGCATTAGTCCCGGCTATCAGGTCCAAAACCAAATCCTGTCCCACGTTCGTGTTTACGGTGGGCGGGTTAATCTGTGTCCACCCGGCCAAAGTCAACTCATAGTGATTCGTGGCCGCGCTCAAGTCGATATTCGTGGCGTAGGACAGGACGTGCGGGAAGGAGATGCCGCCGCCCATGATGTTTGTGACTTGTGCGCCGGTTACGCCGTCGCCCGTGCCGCTGCCGCCGCCAGATGACGAGCTGATCGCCAGCGTCGAAACCTGATTGCTCCCACCGTACAGCGTCAACGTCGGCGTTCCTGAAAACGAAATGACGTTTAGCCGACGCATGGCATAAACGGGCGTTGTTTGTTGCGGAAATGAAAACACCCATTGATATGAATTGCTTGTTGTGGTTTCTGATATGGTTTGCGGCGGAACGTCAGCCGCCTCATAAATCGTGTTTGTAAAATCTGCGGTAAAATACAGTTCCGGCCTGATCGTCACAGTCGGGTGGCCACCCCCTGAAACTCTGGCGTAAATTGTGACCGTTGCGGGTCCGGTTGCGTTTGTCAGGATTGACGGCGTGAACACCTCTCCGACATATTGATTATTGCTGGCGATTCCGTAACTTCGATTGAACGGGGCGGGGGTGGTCGCCTGATAGACATATCCTGTTGCGGCGTATCCATTGACGATAGTGTTTGTCGAGTTGTAATAATACACGCCGCTATTAAGACGACTATTAACATAATTCAAGCTTACCAATTCGCTTCCAGATGGCGAGGCGTTTGTCGAATAGAGCGTTACCGTTTGGCCGTTGGTAACTGTGCCTGGTAAATTTCGATAGGCGTCGTCGGTTGCGGTGGCGACTTGCTGGCTTGCGATTGTGCCGTCCACTATTCCCGCCCCACTCATAACGGGGGGAATGGTGAATTCGTTTAGCAGGCTATGGGTGACGATTCCAACGTGGCCGGATGCCCAATAGGTCGCATCGGGATAATATTCGTCATAAAGAGGATTCCACACGCCGATTGCATAGGTTCCTTGAATGAATAGATTTCCGGTAAGTGTGCCGCCCGTCAAACCCAACGCTCCCACATTCGCCGCCGTTAAAGAAATCGCCGCCCCGTTGCTGATCGCGTTGCCGCTGACCGTGGCCATGCCGTTTGACACATAGTCGCCAACCACGCCAGCCCCGCCCGTGACTGAAATCGTGAAATCAAGATTGCTGGTAAGGGTTCCAATCGTACCGTTAATTTTAACCGTGCGGCTGGTCGGGACATAGCCCGCAAGGGCCGCGCTCCCGACGTACCCGCTCGGGTTGTTCGCCGGGTAAGCCCCCGCTTGCGCCGCCGTTACTTGGTGGGGGTTGTCTAGGCTGTTCGTATGTCCGGTTATCCAGTTCCGCGCCGTTAAGTCAGGGGCGGCGGCGGCTATGGCGTGTAACTGGCCGTCCCATGTGATTGTCGTACCGTCAACCGATCCCGTGGGAACATACCCGGCCCCATCGGTGAATGGTGCGCTTCCAAGATTGCTATTTATTACAGTCTGCCAATCAATCAGCGTCACCTTCCCCGCGTTAGACGTAGCAATGCCAATCGAAACCTGGCTATCAAGATTCAACCGGCCAAACGCACGGCAAAGGGTAGAGGTCGTCGTGTTTACCGTCACGTCATAATCGCTAACCTTTTGCGCCGGATTTGCCGCCGATGTCCACAACGCCCGCACGGTTCCGCCCGTGGCCGAATAAACATACCCGGTCACCACGTTATAACTGCCCGTTGCGCCGATTGCCTTGTAATTTAATAAAACGCTTGCAGTTGACGGGATAGCCATCACCGCGCCGTCCTGTAAAAAGCGGTATTGCAATACCTTCGTTTCCCCTCGCCTTAACTGCAAATCCTGCGGGATATACTTGGTCGTTTCAATGTCGTAAGACGATACGCCCGGAAATTGGGCGCACGCGATTGAAGCCCACGCCATGCTTAAAAACAAAATCAAATTTTTCATATTGAGCCTTTACTTTTGCCGACTTTTCAACGATACCGAAATCCGTTTGTCCCGTCAAATTTTAGAATCGAAATAAATTTATCATTTAATAATTCGACTGCCATGATATAGGAAAGTGCCCGCCCGCGAAGGGTTGCCGAATTGGTGATTGCCGGGGCATCGCACAAGATAGGCGGAAAGTTGGTCGATCCAAATTTGTAGATAAAATTTGTAGCCGCCTTCCCCGTTTCTTGGGCTATTCGTTGCCACGTTTCCGAATAGCGCACATCCCCGAAATTGTCGAAAGTCCGGTCCTCGAATGGCACGCTAGAAAAAGCATCAGACTGATATTCATAAGGCCCGCATTTCGCGTAAAGGTCAACATCAAATTCTATCGGTGGGCGGTTTGTCGAATCAGGATAAATATCGGCTTCGCCCGTTGTGATCCATAGGCTTATTGATTGGTCGTCATACCACCACATTGCCGATGATTGGCCGATTAAAAATTCACCGCCTTGCGGATCGCCATTAGTTGCCGTATAATAAGCGAACGGCCATCCATTTGAATCAGCGAGGGCCAAATCAAAAACGTCTTGCGGGGTAGCATTTGTCGATACGGTTTTATATTCGGCAAGCTGATAACGCGTTACGCCCCCCAAATTCGCATTGGCCCAAAGCAAGGCGGGAAAAACGTTTGTGATTCGCATCAATCCATAATCAGTGGTAAACCATTTTGTGCGCCCTTCAGGATAATTGGTTCCCCCGGCCTCAGTCTGAGCGTTCGTCCAACCGTTTCCCCATGCAAGCCCCGCATTCGTAAACGGCCCCACTCCTGAAAGATTTGACCAAGGGGTATAATCGAAAAAGTTAGTCGGCATTTTTACGCTGGCAAGGATGCTTGTCGATGTATAATGCCTCAAACCGTTTGTTTCTATTTCGGCAGACAAATCTCCGTCTTGTCCGTTTGTTACGATGTAATATGGGACCGCCTCCCGTATTCTGGCTTTGATGTTTGTCAGATTGGCATATTGAGAGCGATAAAGACGAAGCCCCGCAATGGATAGCCCCGCCGCGTAGCATCGCTCTACGGCCGCGCTGTGGACCTCTGCGAATTGTGCAGCGGATTGCCGTGGGTATGCGTAGGACGGCCAAATATTTGTTGACCATTGACCTGCCGCCATGCAAACCAATGAGCAATAAATCAGGATGGTTGTTTTCATGGTTACGCCATTGCTGATAAGTTAAAGTTTCCGCGTAAATCGCCAATCCCGGCTTCTGTTATTGCGCCGGATGCAAAGGGGATATACCACAAAGGAAAAACTTCGATGTAATCATAACGGGGGTCTTCGGGGTCGGATTGCATATCTGTTCCCATAACAATAGTTGTTTCGCCCGCGTTGCTATTGTCCATTTCAAGCCAAACGTACTGGCTTCCCGATATTCCACTTGTGGGGGACCAATGGTCTGTTGTAAAGGTCAACCCGCTCCCCGCCGCTATCGTGGTAATCCGCTTGCCCCGATACCAGACCGCCTGTCCGGTCAATGCGTCGGAAATATCAAAGCTATCCGCGCCGTCAATCGTAATATCAAAGGGCTTTAAGTATCCGTGAGATACCTTCGGAATAAATATCGCCCAGCCTTTGCCGTTCTGTTGGGGTGCTTGCACGCTTGCCGAATTATCATTCGAGAAATAGACCGTCAAGCCTTCAAGCATATTGCGGACGGTTTCGAGAAAGTCCGCCCGCAGTCGGATGCTATCTCCTTTGCAGAAATGTTGTAACGGCAACATGATACGCCTTTAAACTACGGGGTAAGTTTGCACCCAATCGCCATAAATTCGCTTGGTTCCCGACACCTGGAATTGACCGCCGCCGACATAGTTACGGGAAACAGAAGTGTAATCCGCGTCGGATTCAAGGGATGTTTTTTTATTATCCGCGTTTGTGAAATCCATTCCAACCCATAGTTCGGTCGCATCCGTAACCGTGCGCTTATAGATGTGCGGGTCAACCCCGGAGACATACCGCCATTCGGGAAAGCTTGTGGCTGCTTGCCTTATCTCTGTTCCTGCTCCCCATCCGTCTGCCATAAATCACCTTTTTATTGCAAGGAAAGTTTACCAACGACAAGCCCTAAAAGCCGTATCTGTTCAAGCCGTTCTAGGGACGCTTCCTCAGCAAGTGTGGCCAGTCGCTTGTTGCGGTCGTCAATTTGTTTTTGAGCATCTTCGGCAATTTTTTTTTCATTTTTCAAATCTTGCCGCGCCTTAATTGCTTCAAGGGCTTCTTCCTGTCGCTTCGATAACTTGCCGCCTAGCCCGCCCTTGTCGATCCGTTCTTGTGCCCGTAATGCGCTTTTTTCAAGTAAATCTTGCCGGTGCTTGTCCCGTTTCTTTTCGTTTTCGATTGCGCGTGTGGTCTGCTTTGCTTCCCGCCGCTCGTGTGACGTCATTTGTTCAAGTTCGGTCTTTTCGGCTATGACCTTTGCAAGCTTTTCTTGCCGGTCCCTTGACTTTTCGACTTTGGCGGCGTCGGCGCGGTTGGCATCTTCTAATCCGGCGACCGTCTGCCTGTGCAATTCACTATTCAAATCCCGCTTTACGTCCGCAACCTTTTTATCTCGCCTCTCAAATATCGCGTCGATCTTGTCTTTCTCTTTTTCCTTGCGGTCGGTTTCCTTTTTATCCGTCGCCTCTTTTTGGTCCGCAATGGTTTTATTCGCCTTGGTTTCACTGTCAATCTTTTCGGCTTCGATCCGGCGCAAGGCTGTGCGGTTTTCATTAATCAGTTTGTCGGCCAATGGAACGCCCGCACGTTGCGCGGCTTGTGCGTTGCGGATAGTAGCCACGGCTTGCGCCTGTTCGTTTTGCGGGGCATTGCGAGATTGAAGCTTACGAAAGTTTTCCTTTGCAGATTCAACGTCCGAATCAAGTTGCCGCTTGCGTTTTTCAGCTTGCGAAATGTCGCCTTGCGCCCGTTGCTCTCGCTCCTCGATATTTTCCTTTTCGGCCATCCACTCTGCGCCCGAATTGTTATCACGGCGGGCTTGTGCAACTTTGATATCCCGCGTTATTCCCGCTTCCTCATTCGCCTTTTTAGACGCCTCCGCAACCTTCTCAAATTCAGTCACAAGGTTCGACAGATTGACGGCGGATATTTCGCGCATCTTGTCCCGGTATTCGGTTATCGGGTCAAGCGTCGCCTCAAAGTTCTTGGCTATTTTGTCGGAGATTCCGAACAGCTCATCGATAGCCCCGCCGATAGCAAACCCACCGGCGAACGCCCCGCCGATTGCCGCCGCTTTCCCGGCTATTTGGCCTAACGCTTCGGTTGACCGCCCGGTCATTTCACGAATACCCGCGCCGATTTGCATCATGCCGATACGGAAGTTGCCAGCCATTAATTGACCCAGCCCGCCAAACGTGCGGTTTAATCCACGGTCAACCCGTCGCAATCCGCCCTCGGCTTCGGTTGCGAACTTGTCGGCAAACCCCGCCGGAAAAGGATTGACGGGAGAGACATTAAACTTGATTGGTTTTGCGGCCGCTTTTTCGGCTATCGTTTTAAATGCGTCCGCAAACTTTGGATCGACCGGAACATTGACGCGGGATATGTTTGCCTGCCGTTCGGCTACCTGTTCAAGCTTTTTATTGATCCGGTCAATGACTTCCCCGGTCTTGTCATTAAGCCCCACCTCGTAAATGATATCATCCATTTACGGCCTCGACTTTCTTCGCGTGATCCGCCCGGATGATTCGGACCGCTTGCCGCAAATTCCAAAATTCACGCGCCCCTTCGGTTTCCGTTTCGCCCGCCATAGGATTTAAAGCGCGGCGAATAGTCGGAAGTGCGTCAATCATGGATTCAACAATGATATCCGGCAGGGCGTAAACTTCTGATTTTGAGCAATCGAAATAATGAGACAACAGCGAAATCAGCACGCCAAAGTCAAGCGGATTTCCCTTTTCGCGCTCCGGGTTGCCGTCCTCGATTTCGCGGGTTTCTGTTTCCGGTTGAATGTCAAGTGCCAGGTCAATACCTTCCTGCAATTCCGAAATGTTTACCGGCAGAGTTTTAGCCCACCGGATAACCGCCCGTTCAATTTCTTTTTTGGTCAACAGCTTTTCAAACAGTTCAAGCGTCCGACCATTGGCGCACATGAAGCCGTGAACCAATAGCTTGAAATGCGGGGACATATCCGGCATGAATTGGCGGCATACTTCGTCAAACCAAATCCGCACGCCATAACATGGGCGGTACAGGTAAACAAAATACGGGTCGGTGCCGCATCGAACAGGAAGGCCGAAAACCTGTGACACCGTACGCTTGTTGGGGCGCACGGCATCGGCGCATAATTGGGAAAGCCATAGGACTTCCGCCGCCGTCGGCGTTATCCCGTCTTTAGCCAGTTGCTTCAATTCCCTTTCGAGCATCGGCCCAATAACCGGCTTTTCGAGTTGCAGAATCATGTCGCCTCCGGTTCATTATCAGACCGGCGCGGCAAGCGTCAAATATTTGACCACATTGACAACCGTTCGAGTGAGGCCGTCATTTTTGCCAACGGTCTGCGTTGCTGATCCGGTCCAGATTGCCGTATCGTAAGGCGTGGTCGGTACGCCGATCCATGTTTGCGTGACTTGAACCTTGCCGTTAAAGTTCTGTCCGGCGAAATGGTCAACCCCGCCCTCGTCCGGCTCGTCCATGTGTTCGCAAGTGATGTTGATTGACGCGCTTTCAACAGTCGCCACATCGCCCGCCGTGCCGCCCAATACATCATTGGCCCCGAATGCGGTTGTAACACTCATCCCGTGCGCGGCAAGATTCAGGGAAGCGTGAGCATTGGCCGTGTGGTTGTGCCCGGTCAAGGACATTGTGGCTTTGTCTTTGTAATTCAGATTGATTGTAATCCCGGTCAAATCAATCGAATTGAGGATTGCACCAATGGACGCGGGGACGGTGTTTGTGTCGTCATAGCATTCAAGATTTGCCGACTTCGGGAGCATTTCATCGGTTTGCGAGTGTGCCGCCACGTTTCCCAATTCATCATGCGCTTCCGCTATGCCGTGCGTTTGATCGCTTGACCCGCCGACATATTTCCAGCCGGTGACCGCCCCGAAAATCGCGCTTGCGCCGTAAGTAACTGCTACATCAGCCATTGTTTGACTCCTCTTTACTATTGCCGCAACGTCAAGCGCGGCGGTTGAATTTTAAATGAAAACTTAATTGAGTACCCGCGTAACGGTTGACCGTCCGGCAGGATAAGCGAGGCGGTTCCTTCCAACTTTACGCGGTCCATATCGCTGTCACGCCCGTCTTTCAGGCATGGCGGCGTAAAGGTTGCTATCCGATCTTCCAGCTTGTCCACCATTTCCAAAAGGCTGGCTTGTTCATTGGGTGACCGGGTAAAATCGGCTTCCGGTGAAATGTCAAGCGCGTCGTTAATTAGTAAGCTCGCCGTGTAAGTCATTCGCTTGATCTGCGAATAGACGCTTCCGCCGTCTGGCTGGCTTCCGTCAAACGTTAGAACAACGGTCGTCCCCTGGGGTGCGGACGAAAGCAATTCCAAAGCTTTTAACGGTTCCCGTGCGAACGCAAAACCGCCCTTGCTGGCAATCGTCCATTCTTTAATGTCTTTCGCCACATTGACCGCACAACCGGCGTTGCTTACATCGTCGCTTTTCATGCGTCGGGGTCTTCCGGGTTTGTGCCATAGGTCGGATCAAAATCATCAAACCCTTGCGCGGCGTAACTGTCAGCCGACAAGGGCCGCTTGCCGTCGCCTATGTCTTTGATCTGTTCCCGCCATGCTTCCGCACGTTTAGTTACGGCTTCATTGGATACCGCCCGCCGCGTGTAAGCCATTTCAAGGGCTATCCACAATGCCGCTTGCTTGCAAACCACCGGAACTGGAGAAATAGGCACATCAAAAGAGGGGGAGAGTAAAGCGTCAACCTCATTGCTTGCCGTGTCAGCAATGGCATTCCAGATGGCGGCATCGGCTTCTCCGGTGCGATTGTCGTCTGTGGCCTTGATCTGATACGCTTCAGGCAACAGCGCGTTCAAGTCGGCTATAACGATATAGGCCATTTAATTCCTTTATGAAAAAGGCCGGTTGCGTCGGAAGGAGAAACCGAACACAACCGGCCACGGCGCGGGAGGGTTGACTTTACTTTTGAACTTCGTACTCGATCAGGGTGACGGTTCCGCTGGCGACAACAGAACTAAATACCAGCTTGTCCCCGTATTTGAGCAGGTTATAGGCGAGGGTGGCTTGCGTGCCGACGCCGCCCGCAAGAACCACATTCCCGACGGCTTGCGTCCAGTTCCCGTCCGACGTGACGCGGGAAACACTGATTGTGTTAATGGCCGGATCGCCGCCCTTCGCTGAAATCCGTTTCAGGTCAAGGGCCGAATACGCCACGTCATTCGTCCATGTGAGCGTTCCGGTTGCGGACGTGGATTTTTCAACCCGGTCCGCAATGCCAGCCGCCACAACCAAGCCCGTCAAGGCCACAAGGCCGATCAGAACAAACAAGACTTTTTTCATTTTCGTGATTCCTTTTCTTCGATTAGGTTACGGCAAACTTGGTGATAAGCAGGGCCGAAACCGACTTGATCGCTTCCATCGCTTCGATGTAAAACACATCGGAGTTGGTTTGATCTTCCCGGTACTGGCGCACGCCCTCGAAAGCGGTCTCGATTGGGGTAAACACCTTGATCGCGGAAGGATCGTAAACCGTCGCCCCGTCCTGCGCGTAAAACAGTAACGCGGTATTGGCCGCAACAGCCGACTTGCTGGACGCATTCGCGCCAAACGACGCTTCAATGGCGGCGGTGAATAAGCGAATATCAACCGGAGCCGACAGCATCCCGGCAACCTGTTGCATTGTAACGCCAATATTGGCCGCGCCGGGTTGCCGCTTAATCACTTCCGGGTGATTGCGAAGCTTGATCCAACTGGCAAAATCAACACCCATCCGGTTGGGAAGCATCCCGGTCCGGACGTGAAAGGCGTTGATTTCTTCGTCGATCTTTTTCAGGGGATCAGCCGCGCCGGACCATTGGCCCGCATTGGTGATCGTGGTTGCCGTAAAGTTGCCAGACGTAACCGCCACATCGAATACCCGCTTGAACGCGGAATTGGCGAACGTGGACAACAGGGTGTTTACCTTCGCTTTTTCGATCAGGTCGCGCTTGCCGTTTGCCAATTCCACTTCGTGATCGTCAAGCCCGACTTCCAAGGCTTTCGGAACGCAAGTAAACGTGACGTTTTCCCCGGAGAACTTGATGCGGGTCCGGCTTCCACCGATTGAACGCCCGGCATCGTAAGCCATGAACGCGGCCTTATCATCGAACTTCGCAAAGTTGCCGGACGCGGCACCGGTAACAACGCGGGGGGCCAAAAACTTGGCGTCGGCCATGATGCTGGCGAAATCGGGAAGGATCTGGAAGGCGTAATTGGTCAACCCTTGATTGATCTGACCGCCGTTGGGATTCGTTGCCATTGTGTGATTTCCTTTTCTGTGATGTTAAAGATTAACCGGCTTCGTGACGGTGGGCTTTGCAAATCAGGGCGTCAGCCATTGCGCCCGCAATGCCGGATTCAAGAGCAATCGCGGCCACGATATCCCCATCGGAGGGGGTGGACTTCGCAAAGGTTGAAGACGAATCCACGCACAACGTATCGCCACGGGTAACAGCAGAGGTCAACAGGACGGGGCAAACATCGCCGGGAAGTGCAATGTCGGCCAAATCGCCAACGGCGGCACCCTTACGGATTACGCCAATCATGGCGGCGGACGCGCCTGACGCGGAGACTTTGCCACTCGTGCAAATCACGCCTTTGCCTTCGGCTGCCACAAGGGTGGTGGTCACAACTTCAAACGGGAACGTTCGGTCATTCATCTTTTTTTCCTTTTCTGTTTACGACGCGAATAACGCGGGGTTTTCAATAGCGGCGAAATGATAGCCTTGCGAACGGTTGCAACGGTTTTTCAGGCAAGCGGCGTCGATGGCCTTCGACTGTTCGGCAACCTTTTGACTTGCGTCCAGTTCAACCGGGGGCTTTCCATCCTCACGATTGGGAAGGCTGGCAACTCGCACGGCGCGGATAGCTTTCAAAGTGGCATCCCGGTTGGCAATCAAACCAGCCTTGACATCGGCCCGATTACAGATTGACGCGCCCTCTTTTTCAAGGTCGGACATATCTTTTTCGGCCTGTGCATCCTTGGTGGCGTTTTCCAGTTCAACAGCCTTGTCGTTGGCGGCTTGAACGGCGGCTAAGATTGCGGCATCGTCGGACGCGGGGTCAATCTTGAGCATCTTGCAAAGTTCGGTTTTGTAATCCATGCCTATTTTCTCCGGTTTGATATTTGCCCGATTTTCAATCTCACACGCCGGACCAATCAAACCCACCCCCCCCCCCCCGGTGGTCCAATCGGCGATTCCGACTAGGTTCGGCTCATTGGTCAATCCCGCCTTGCTGATAGCATGGGGGCGTACTTTTCCGCCGCCCAAAGTTTCAAGTGAAGCAATTGGGAAGTTCGGGGACAGGAATCGATATTCACCGCCCGAAAGCTTATCAAGGCCGGTCGGGGTCCAATCGGCGCGGGTATATATCCCGTCGTTTCGCGCTTCAAGTTCCTGCATCCATCCCGCCGCCTCGGACGGTAGCAAGATCCCAATCGCTTCAAGCTTTGCCCGTTCTTCCGGGGTTAAATCGCTGTAGTGGTCAAAGTCAATTTGAAGGCCGGGAAAGTCCTTGCTGGCTTTTTGCTTTTTGAACGCTTCAACAATCGCGTCGGCGGCTGGCTTGTCGAGTACCTGGACAACGCCCGCCCCTTTGTGCGGGTATTCGCCATAGGTCATGAGTTGGACAAAACCGTCGGCGGGTAGTTCAAATTTCTTGGAGTCCATACCAATAGCCGAAAAATCAATAGGCTATGATTTTTGAGACTCACGGAAAGCGCGGGCGGTTGCCGTCCGTGCGGCGGCGTTTATCAGTTCTTTCGTTTCGTCTTGATCCGGCTCTGCGGTGGGGTCCGGCGCGTGTGTGACTTCTTTGTATAACCACCACATGACCCGCTCGACAATCGGCGCACGTTTTCGCTTGCGGGGTTTTCGTTGGATTATCTTTTTATCAAGCAGGGCGGATAGAGGCCGCTTCGATTGCTTGGCAGGCTTGCGGTTTGTTTCGACTATCAGCCCTACAAGGTTGCCTTTGTTTTTGATGGGGTGATAAGCGAACTTCGGGCTATCCATAACCAGCGCGGGGCGGATCAGCTTTTTTGCGTCACTATTGGCGGGTATTGCGATTGCCTTTGCGGTCACAGGTCGGACAGTGCCGCCGCTTATTTTATGTCCAAACTCGGGGGAAGCTACCCCCACAGTCGCCCGCGTTGCCGTCAAGGTGCCGATATAGGTCTTATCCCTTACCCGTTGCGCCCAAAAGTTGGAACGCCACCAGCCCTGCTTATTGCCTTGCGAGTTTTTGAAAAGAAAGTGCGCCCGTAAAGCCTGATACAACGCGCCTTGCATCGCCTTAACGATTGGCGTTGTGTTCTGAATGCCTTTTAGACGGCCAATCTTGCGGATATTGATTGACATTTAACGCCCCCGGTTGGTCACATTGGGGTCGGTCGGGTCAAAGTTCTGCAATGCGCCCGCCCGGTTCTCCAATTCCCCACCCCACACAAGATCCCCGTCAATCACGGCGGCATTATCCCCAAAGGCCGCTTCAAGTTGCGCCAGTATGTCTTCCGCCATGCCCGCGACGGACGTTTTGAGATTGTTATTAAAGCCGTCTTCCAACGGTTCAAGCGTATCGCCTTCCGCAATTAATCCCAGTTTGACCGCGTCGTCAAAAGAAACATCCTCTAGCCCCATACCGGACCCCCAATCGAACGGAGGCCAGGGGGTGCCAAAGCGCGAAAGCGTTTCCCATATCGGGGATGTTTTCAAGGCGACCATGCCGCGCTTTGATACGCCCTCATAATCGACTGACTTCGCGGCATCCCGCCAACGTTGCGGCCAATTATCCCTTGGCTTTTCGCGGAACTCAATGCGGGTGAACCGTTGCGCCGGGTATAGGTCAAGCATTTGATCTTGCCCTTGTTTCCATGTCGCGTAACCCGTCGCCATTTTGCTATTCATTTCGGCAACCAATCGAAGGCGCGGAACGCTGGCGATATCCTGAATGGTCCCCTTTGGTCCGGTGTAGACGCCTTCCGCCTGTGCAATGCGCTGGATATTGAGCATCATTTTGTCCGGCGTCATGACCCCGCCGCCTTCCGCCTTGCTCAATGTCAGCGTGTCCTGCATCCCCTTTTTGATCGCGTCAAGGATTCGGGCGGATTCGACTTTCGCGGAGAATTGCGCCCGCACGCGGATTTCAGGGGCAAGGGCTTGAATTTCTTTTGACCCCAAAGCGGTCGGGGTGATTATTTTTCCGGCGACCTGCTTGGCGGCGGCTTTGAATGGGGCGATTGTGGGGGGCATGGGTTATTCCCCCGGCCCGTAGCCTTTGGGCGTAACGTCCGTTATTGTGAACTTAGGGACGCTTGTTTGTTTTGAGGATACTTTCGCAATCGGTTTATTAAACATTCGGCTTTCACCGATTTTTGATTTATCTCTTTCAACTTGCATTCTTACCTCAAACAATTCTGGAATGCTCAATTTCCTGCCGTTAAACGATCCAGTTCTAAGCGTAAGCATTCCCTCTGCAATGCTGTTTCTTTTCTCTTGAACTTTAGATTTGTCGGTCTCAATGGGTCCAGTGTAAGCCCACATTCCGTTTTCGTCTCTAAATTGATCTGGATCAAAAGCGTTTTCCAGTTCATCCCCTTGCTTTTTCACCGCGTCAAGCATCGTCTTTGCCAACGTTGCGGCAAGCGCGGCGGTATCCATTTCCCCGAACAGTTCCGGCATGGCATCAATAACGGCCTGAATTTCGGCTTGCGCTTGTTCGGTTGTCACTTCCCCGCCCGTCAACTTCTTTTCGAGCGCGTCCAATAGATCCCGCACAGGAGCCAGCCATTCAGGGGGAACGCCCACCGCATCGGCCAAAGATTCGGCGGGGGTCCGGTTGGGGATAGTCCCCGTCGAATCCGGCTTGACAGTTGGATCAAACCCGCGCAACGGTGCAACAATGCTTTCGATTGTGGCGTCTGCGATAGACGGGAAAGCCGCCTTGACAATGGGTTTGACGGATTCAAGGTGGATAACCCCGCTTGCGGCGTCGGACAGGATAGCGACAAGGCTAGAGATTTGCGCCCCGTTCAATGCCGTTTCCGCCACAGTTTCAGCCGCCCCTTGTGCCGGTATAGGTTGCGCGGTTTGCGTGCCTTCCGTGCCTTGTGTCGCCATTCCGCCGCCTTGAATCAACTTCATCCCCACCCGTTCCGACAATTCCACGGCATCCCGGCGATAACCGGCACTTGCAAGCTGTGCCGTCCAAGCAACCTCATTCGCCGGATCTTCCGCCTTGCTGGTACGGAGCGCGAAATAGGCATACGGCGATTCGTTGGGCTTGCATAGTCCGGCCGCAACGAGAAAAGGCTTGTCGAATTGTTCCTGCAACACTTCCCCGATTTTCCCGGCCTCCGCGCTCAAAATGGTTGACGTTGTGCGCTCGTGTGCGTTGCCCGCCAATGTGCCGGACCCCGGCGCGGTTAGCATAGTCAACTGGCTTCCCGTCAAGGCCTTGGTCAGTGCTTCGTCAATGCCTTTCAGCCGTTCATTGTAAAACACAAGCCCACGGGACGCCGGTGGGAACAGAACTTGCGTCGGGTTAGCCCCGTCGCCTTGCGCTATAAAGCCCGACCGACCAGCGGCGATATTCTTCGCAGCGGCTTTATAGTCGGCTTCATCCTTGCCGCTTGCTTTGACGGTCAAAACGACAACCTGTCGCCGTGATTCGGCCTCAAGGTTTTTGTCCCACCAATCCTCAATATCAACAATTCTGACGTAAGCGCGAAGGCAAACAAGTAAGAGCGAATCTTCGCAAGTCCTTATGACAAAGTTGTTTACGTCAAGCTTTTTATCCTCTGGCATAACGCGGGCACTCGAAACCATAGCATCCGGGTTCCAGTAAAAATCACCGTGCAATCCGTCCCGCAGAATGTTCCAATGGTCAAGCGGTTGCATCGGTTGCTTTTTCGACAGGACGCTGTAACCGTAAAACTTCGCAAGGGCCAGGTGCCGGACAAGCGTCGGGACGTTCTGCCGGTTGTATTCGGCCTTCAACGCTTCGACTTGCTTTTCGGCTATCGGCTTCAATTCCGGCTTGTCTTTCACGATGTCGGAAAGCCGGATGTCATAATCCATACCCGACAGGCTATCACCCCAATAACTCATTTTGTCGCCAATGGCGGATATTGCGCGGGCGGCATTGAATAGGGCCCATGTCGGAACGGTGTATTCGCCCCGGTTCATCCGCCCTCGGTAATCAACGTGGACGGCATAAGCAGTCATTCCCGGCAACGGATCGCCAATCCGATCCTGCGGGTTAATGGTTGCGCTTTCAACAACAACGCCGTTTACGCTTTGGGATTCAGGGGTGGGAGTGCGGGCGGGGAACATCCGGTTGACAAGCGCGGTAAATGGATTCATGCCTATTGCCGTTTTTTCAAGCGGTGCCGGATGGACCCCAGCCGCCTGATAAGCCGTCCAGCTTTGCGACCATATACCGCACAACGTCAGGACAATGGTCATTTTCTTTTACTGGGGCTTCCTTTTCGCTTCGCCCTTCCATTGATTGCGGCCATGCGTAACCGATCATTTCCGAGACGGTATTGACGCACGATTTAAGAAAGAAAAGGCGGGGCTTTCCGTCGCCAGCCGGACGCAAGCGGGCCTTTACCGCGTTAATTCCCGGCAAGATCGCTTTATCGGCTGGCACGGTGTAGATACCTTCCGCGTGCAAGGTCGCCCGGTCTTCCGCGTCGTGGTCCGCAACCGTCCATTCGATTGACTCCCGGTCCTCCGCGTTTATTGCGTCCGCATGATCCCGCACAATCAGCTTCGATTTGTAATGCTCCCGAAAAATATACAGCCGACCGTCGTTATCCACCGCACCGCATAGCCGGACAAAGGGATTTGTGTATCCAAAGTCAACCCCCCGGACAAACTGCCAGCCTTGCCAGCCGGACGGCATTTCTTCGATCACATGGATTGATTCGTCAAATTCATCGTAAACCGCGCCCTCGTTGTCGCACCATTCGCCCAACAGCATCCGCCGTCGTTGCACGCCCGTCAATGCGTCCAATGTGTCAAGGTAATCTTTTTCAAGGAACGGGTTATCGAAAGGTGAAAACGACATTCGCGCCCAAGTCTCCGCGTCCTTTAGCCGTTGCCCGTTATCGGGGTCTTGTTGCATAACCCCCACCCGATAGAGCCAATGTCGGGTTGACTTCGGGTTACAATCAAAGATCGCCTTGCGTACTGGCAATCCGGGAACGCTTTGAGACAGCCGGGTCAAGACCGTGCGAACCGTGCCCCATGATAATTGGGTCGCCTCATTGAAAAACTCAATGCCGTATTCATCGCCCAAAATCCTATCAACCCGGTCCTTGTCATCTAGCCCGTCAACCCGTATCAGGCTACCGCCCGGACATTCAATCAGCATATCAGAATCATACTTGCGGAAGCCTTGCGCGTCCTGCAATACCATCGGAATAGTATAATCGTAGAGGGTATTCCGTGCGCTGATTCGCGTCTTGCGGGCCATGAGGATTCGCAAGCCCGGTATTTCCCACGCACATTTAATCAACCATGCGACTATGGCGACCGTCTTGGCGGACCGCGCCCCACCGTCAACCAGCACCCGGCGATAGGTGGGATTGGATAGGATTTCTATGCAGAGCTTCGACTGCTTGCGGGTCAGGTGCATGGCGCATTTGCGGCCTTTGGATCTTCAACCGTAAACGTGATAAACGGCTTGCTCCCCACATTTTCAATCGGTTGAACGGGCGCACCCCAGCCCCGTTCCATAATCAGCTTTGCGGCGGGTATGTCACCCTTAAACGCCCGACCGTAAATCACCCGGCAAAGCCCTTCGATCCGGGTCATCTTATCCGCGCCAGCTGAAACCTTCTCGACTCCGATACGCCGGACAATTTCAGCCAATGACTCACCGACCGGGGGACGGCCTTTCCGGTTGCATCTTGGATCGCCCTTTTTGAATTGAGTTTTAGGCATAGCCTATAATTCTTCTGTTTTATAGATAACCCAAAGATTGCCAAACCTTAAACGCAATCGGGCCGATATGATTGCCGACCGCCGACAAGCCGACAAGCCCCCAAAGAATCAGAGTCCAAGTCAGAACAGCCGCCGCGCCATTCGTAAACCAAATCATAAACAGCCGCTTAAACGGTATCTTGATCCCCGTCAAAACCATGCTGCTATCTTCAAGTTCCAACTCCGCCGAACAAGCCGGGCATTTGATATCGCGTTTCATAATTTCCTTGACAGTTTTAACCCCACCGTTAAAATCATTCTCAATCTGCTTTTCACACGTCCATAACAACTTGCCCCGGAGTTGCGGCGTAGTCCTCGATCTTCTTGGTCAACTGTTCGATCCGCTTTCGGTTACTCGCTGTTATGTCAGCCGCCGCTTTCTTAGCGTCCGCTATCCGTGCGTCACACTGCATCCGTTCGATAATCAGGCGCGGCAAGTGTTCCCCCATCGTCTGTGGTTTGTCGGCCATCGTTCAACCCTTTCGTTTATCGTTTACCAGCATCACTTCCAAAATGCGGTATTTCTTAACCAGCCGCTTGACCCGGAACGATACCGCCTGAACGGTGATCCGCTTGCCAAACACAAGCCCCAACTGCCGCGCAATGTCTGACAAGCTTTCCCCGGCCAAGCGGCGGCATATAATTTCGCGGTCCCATGTTTCCAGCGTCAAAATGCGGCGGGCAAATTCAGTCGCCTCATCGTGATTCGTTTCCTCGACCTGATCCTGTTCGGCCACTTTCAACGCCTCCTCGTGGTCAAGCGCGACAAAGTTTTGCCCGTCGTTATGAAAGTTTTCCGATGGTCCGACGCAGTAAATACATAACGGGGCCGGTTGTCCTTTGTTTGAACTCGGGCATGATGTGCAATCGGGCATAGCTAGATAATAATCATTCCGCTTTTTTATTCAAGATGTTTTTACTTCCTCCCAATATCCACACCCCTAACGCTCGCCTCAATCACGCACTCGCCAATGTGGATTGCATACGGTAGCAAGTCCAACCCTTTAAGCGGTGCCTCAAGCGCGAATCGGATATGCGCCTGATAGCATTCCCGAAGTTCCGTGTCCGTCAAGTGTTCAAGTTTTCTCATGCCCCACCCATATCCTTCCTGAGTTCCGGCCACTGTTCGGTTATCCGCTCGCAAATATCCGACAGGTCCGGCCCGTTGCCTGATTCGGCTATCATCCGACCGGCTTCGAGTATCTTGACCGCATCGTCAAAATATAGCGGCATAACAGGTGCCGCGTAATAGTGCATTCCTTGGCTTGATTCGCTCATCCCGCGCCCTCCTTTATTTCACAACCCGCAACGGCACCGTGCTTGGAGTCCCGACCCTGTTAGTGCAGGAATTAGAATCCACGCTTACGGCCCCACCTGAAACCAGTGCCCTAACTCGAAACACATACAGCCCGGACGCAAGCCCTGTCATTTTGTTGGTTTCCGTTAATAGTCCAACCGGCTTGTTGGTCGTTGCGGCGAACGTGACCGTGCCTGTGCTTGCCGACGCTATCGCAAGCGATTGAACCCGGTTGCTTACGATAATGGCCGTAACGCCCAACCTGACAACATCCAACTCATATCCCGCAAGGTCATCTAGCACGCTGCCGTCCGTGTTGTTTGTCGGCGCATCCCAAGCCAAAGTCACGTCCGCCCCGTGACACCCGCAAGCCAACACCAAAAACAACAGTCCGCTGATTAAATATTTAGCAAGCATTATCGGTCCTCCTTTTCTTCCTCTGCCAGTTCGTCGGCGAGCTTGGCAATCAACCCCGTTAGACTTTTGGCCCGCCGATAGATTAGCAACTCCCTCACCCGCTGGCTGGCCTGTTTCCAGTCGGGGTTGAAGATGTACCGCTTCCCGCCGTGACAAATATTGATTGATTCGTCCATTACACATTGCTCGTCTGGCTTAAGGAAAACGCAATCGTCACAGCTTCCGTCAACCTCAATAAACTTTTTCACGTACCGCCCTCCTTTTTGATCTATACCCGCGCCGCCGCGCTTCGGATTCCCAATCATACCCACAACCGGCGAGATGATAGGCAATCCCCATCCGATAGATCGCCAGCCGAACAACGTGCGCCCTGTTGGTTTTCAAGAGGTCCGCAAGCTCTTGCGTTAATCTGGCTGTTTCGTTTGTCATTCCTTCGCGCTCTCCATCTCCTTTATCTTATTCAAAACGCTCTGATATTGGGCCGTCCCGTCCCTGTCAAACGGGTCAAACTCAATCGCCTTAATCCGCCCTTCGATCCACCGGCGCAAGGTCGGCAAGGGCCGGTCTGCCGGATTGTTGCCGCACATTAGGCAGGGGGTTTGGGTGGGGCGTTTCATTTCGGCTCCGTTAATAGCAACGCCTTTTCATATTCATCTTTCGCTTCCACAAGCCGCCTTTCAGCCCGTAGCAAAACTTCACGGCATTCTTCGATTCGGGATAGCTTCGCATCTTCAAAAGTGGGGTAAAGCTGTTGCCATGAACTATCAATGCGCCGCTTGCGCCCTTCCGCAATAACTGTTTTGTCAGTTAGCTTTTCAACTTCAATCCTGCTTATCGCTCCAAATTGAAGCTCGTACATAATAACTTTCATCTCTCAATCCTCCATTCACCATTCGTTTTTTGCGCCCACACCCAGCGGCATGACCTATTTATTGACCGACCTGCTTTGCTCCCTTGTTCCAACGCTCCGCAATCTCGTTGCCAAGTTTCATGGCGTCATCAAATACAGCGTCGGCTTCCACTGCCCGATCCATCCCGTGCAAAACAATTTTAGCAAAGCCAATATTCATTTTTCCTTTAAAAGATAAGTGAACCGTTCCATATTTGCGATTGCCAACACAAATCAATTCTCCGGTATCAGTTTCAAAGTTGCCATCTACGAATTGAAATCTATGATTTATAATCATGCGCCCCTACCTGAATCGCTATGCTGATAAGCCGTCTGTAAAAGCACCTGTTTAACCTCATCCAACGTCCGGCACAAATACCCGCCGCGCTTAATCAATTCCTCCTGTTCTGTTGTCGGTTTGCCTGTCTCGCTTTTTAACTCAATCTCGCAATACCACCCCTCCGCGCTCAAAATAAGCAGGTCCAAAATTATCGGGTTGCCTTGCGCGTGTTTGCCGTTCAGGTGGATATACCACCCGGCGCACGGTCCCGGCCTCGTGATTTCGTACGGCGTCCGGGGCCGGTAGCCTTGCAATCGTAGCCAGCCCTCCACGTCCTTTTGGAATTGCGGCTCTTTACCGGCCTTGACGGATTTCGGCTTATCGGCTGAAATCCCACGTGGAACAATTAGCCCGCCTATCGACCGGACGGCGCCTTGCGGGTTGCATTCGGTAAAGCCTTCCCGCTTTCTGGCGTCTATGTCGGATTGCGTCCAGCCTTTCATCTCATCCATCCTCCCTTTGGTCATCCTTCCACTTCATGCACTCCCTTTCCCCGTCCCCACATTCATCCGTCCGGCAGTCCGCCCCGTACTCGTGCCGCCCGTAGTGCGGGCAATCGCTGTCCGGGCATACGCCCAGTTGAGCGCGTAAACATCCGACCGGATCGCCGGGGGACGGGGTGGGGATGTAGTAGAATTTGCTTTCGGTTGGGTCACTCACCACTCACCCGGCCCTTGCGCGTCTAATAGCGCGTTTTGGAGTTGGTCGATTGTCATTTCATCCCCTCCTTGATCGTTCGGCCTTTAGGCGGTTTAAACTATCCCACAAATTCCGAAACTCCGTATATCGCGGGTTGTTCGGATTGTTTGCTGATTCAGAAAAACTATCAATCTCCGATTTTTTGGCGTCAATCGTGGAATTGAGTTCATAGATAGTCCACTGGTCTAGCGGCTTATCTCCCGATGCTGACTTTTTTGGGTTTGACGCTTTAGGCTCAAATATCCCCTGCCAACCGTTCGCAATGGAATTATTGATTGCCGTTACCGCGTCAACCGGACTCATTTCAGACAATATCTGCAACAGCTTTTTAGCCGCCAGTTCTGTGAGTGGTTTTCTGATTTGCTTCCGATGATCCACAAAATCATCCCACGCCTCCCCAAACACTTCAAAGATTAGATTTATAGGAACTAACCCAGCACTTAAAAGCGAAGCGTATTTTATTATTCCATTCTTTTCTATTCCCTTCCCTTCCCTTCCCTTCCGCGCAGGAGGGTGCGGCGATGGCGCAGGAAGGTGCGGCCATGGCGCACCTTCTTCTGTAACGTATTCGATCCACCCAACTTCGGATGATGATAAAACATCAAGAGCGTTTTTAAAATCAGATGGGTGCCTCCACCCGGTTTTTAAGGCTAAAGAGTTTTCGTCAATCGGTGTTCCATCTTCACGCATGAGGGTGCCGCGTACCCGCAGCTTGCTCGCAACCTGCAAAATAAGGCACCAACAACCAAAAATTACGATCCCGTTTTTCATTCCCATGATGACCTGATAACTCTCGCCATCGTGCTTATTCGGCACCGGAACCCACTGCATTCTAATCATGTCCCGTGTGCGGTTATTCTCAAAATGCTTATCCCAATCTCTAATTCTGTAATGACTCATTTTAATATCCCGCTCTGAATCAGCTTGGTTTTTATTTCAGAATTTGTTATGGGGTGACGTTGCATCCTTTGCATTCCCTCTTTTATCCGGTTGCATTTTTTGCATAAAGATTGAAGGTTTGATTCGTCGTTTGTTCCACCTAGTGAAACTGGAATTATATGGTCAATCTCTATATCCCAAGAATTGCATATCACGCAACGCATTGATCGGAATTTCAACTCTAAAGATAACGGAAGGTGTTTCCGCTTCATTTATCACCCCTGAAAACACAAGGCCGCACCCAGTTTGAACGGGACACACGGGCTTTCGCCTTTTTCCCTCTGGGTGCGGTCTTGCAGATTTCAGTTTTATTTTTCATTTGTGTGTTCGCCGGTTCAAGCGGCTGATGGTCCACCCATCCCCGCCAATATAGGACGGGGTGGGGAGGGGCGTCAACATTAAATCATAGTGTCCGTCTTTGTGGCTGTCCCGATTGCGAACAGGTTGCGGACGGCTTGCCGAAAATAACTTGCTTTCAACTCAATACCGATCCCGCGCCGTCCGTTGACCACCGCCCCATAAACTTCCGATCCTACACCCATGAACGGCGTCAATACAGTTTCGCCGGGGTTTGACCACATGACAACCCCGCGTTCGATCACATCCAACTGTAAAGGATGGCAGTGTTTTTCATCCTCGAAATCTTTGCCCTCCCGATACTTCAACACTTCATCAAGCCGCACGTCATCCCAGAAGGCGGAAGCGTATTGACGCCAAACCCATTGTGAGTATCGGTTTTCGAGTTGGCTCCCCTTCCAGCCCTTAAACTTGATAACATCATCCGGCACGGGCCTTTCCCCTGCGTAGTGCATCAGCCCGGTAGGGTGTGCAACCGGGATTTGATTTTCTCCGGCGTTGCGGAATATCAAAAGCATATCCGCATTAGCCATTGAACACTTGGTTGAGTCCAGTGTCAGGCATTTATGGGAAAGGCTTTTCATCATGGTCCGGTTGCGAATCGTCAATGGCTCCTTCCAGACGAAATACCGGCAAGCAAACTTCCAGCCCCGCGCTTCATACATTCTGATAATGTCGCCTGGAAAATCCTTAATTGAATCACACCCGCAGTTTCCGCTTGGAATATCCATGCAATGAACCGCAGACATGCGCCCCGGCATAGTGATGCGCGTAATTTCGTCTACGCAAAAACCATAATGATCAATGAACTCATTATAATCAATACAGTTCGATATGTCCCGTTCATCGCTTGAATAAACGTATAAACCACAAAATGGGGGTGAGTGAATTGAAAAGTGAATTGACGCTTTCGGCATATCTTTCATAACCGAAACACAGTCGCCCTGATAAATCGCATACCGATCTGTAATTACTTGATCCATGTGGGAACCTTTATCCTTTCGTGTGTCTTGTTTTCCGACCGGACAATATCCGGGTTGTTCATTTGTTCAACCAATGACGCAAACATCAAATCCGCCTTAACTGCCTTCGCCCTCATGTTTTCAATAACGCGCCGTTCTCCCTCGGTCGCTATCACGTCAAGCCGTACCGGGTTCTTTTGTCCAAACCTCCAACACCGGCGCACGCTCTGATAATATTGTTCATAGCTATGGGTGGCGAAAGTAACCACATGTGCACAATGTTGGAAGTTAAGCCCGAACCCGAAAATCCTGCTTTTACTTATCAATTTTCTGTTTCCGCTTTTGTGCCCGCAAATACATTGCGGCACGTTCAATAGCTTCGAGACTGTCGCCAAGCTTTCCGAGTCCAAGATTACAATCTGAGCAGAGCATTCCCCGGTATTGCATTGTTTTGTGGCAGTGGTCAACGTGCAATCTGTATCCGCGCCCGTCGCCTTCTTTTCTTCCACAGATAGCGCACTTTCCGTTTTGGCTTTTAACGGCTTCTTCGTATGTTTTGAATGGGGCGGCAAAATCCCGCAGGGATTTGTTTGCCCGTCTTGTTGGATGCTTGATCCGGTCTCGTTTTGCGGCTTCGATAGTTTCCCGTCTAAATTTTTCGTCAGTTGCGTATCTGGAGTTTCTTCGATCTCTTTTCCTTGCGAGCGATTCAACTGTTGATTCCCATTTATCCGGGTTATTTGAATAGTAGTTTTGCATGTATTTCTTTCGTTGCTCTGAATGATTCCGCTGCCACTCGCAGGAAGCAAGCAAGCGTTTTGCGCGATGCTCTCTATAATATCGCGCCCAATAACCTTTTTTTCTTTTTGCCATGCTGTCAATTTAGCACTAAACATCGGGTCATTGCAAATACATTTTTCACCAATAAACCAAGCCGCCGCCGCTTCTTTGTATTCATCGGAATGTGATCCGGCCACTTCTATGCTGTTTGGAATAAGCCTTTCCAATAGCTTCCCCTCATCATTCATGTGGCACCATATCACGGCGGGGTTGTCATGCTTGACTAAATCCGCCGCGTACTCACAACGCTCTTTCAATGTGCGCCGCCGTTCCTCGCGTTCCTCTTTCAAGCCAAAGGCGGGAAGCGTGAAAAGCATTCCATCCGGTGCCGTGCCGGGAATAATGACGTGATCATGTTCCTTCAATTCCGGCAAAATGAACTTTCCGTTATCGAATCCCAAATCGGACGGCATCCGGCACGCTTTCGCCCAGGATGCAACCCACCGCCAAAACGGAGTGACCGCATGATTTTTTAACCGCCATTGACTAATTGACTGTGCAACCCGAAACGATAACCGGGCAAAATGCTTTGCCGATCTTTCCGCGAACGCCTGGTCTTTCAATTCCTTTTTCTGGCCCTTGTCGTCAAGCTGTCGAAAATACCGCGTGAGCATTTCCGAATAGGACAATTCACCCAGTGCTTCGCTTGACGTGCCAAGCTCAATATAATCGTTCGGTGCCGCCGTTGCCGTGCCAAGCAAGCGGAAGGGCAACTTGCACATAAAGCGAGTGACCTGCTTTTGAGTCGCGCCCGTGAAATGTTTAAGGATGGATGATTCGTCGCAGACACACCCGACGAAATCCGACGGATCAAATAAATGGAGTTTCTCATAATTCGTCACAATGATTTTCGGCATACCGTCAAGACAACCGTCCCGACACTGTTTGCACTCAACACCGATCTTGACGCCCTCCTTTACCATTTGCTGACCGACCGCAAGCGGGGTTAAAAGTAAAACCCGCCCGTTAGTTTTGCGGACAATGTTTTCCGCCCAAACTAATTCCATAAACGACTTTCCGAGACCGCAGTCAGCCAGTTCCGCCGCCTTCCCTTTTTGGATCGTCCAGGTCGCAATGAACTTCTGAAAGTCAAAAAGCATATCCGGCATCCAAACCGGCTCAAACCCGGTCATCCCTCCGCATTGCGATTTACGGTTAATAAATTCGGAGTAATTCACGCCCCACCCCCGACCGGCAAGCGGTCCAAGTCAACGCCCAATAAGCGGGCCGATCCCTCGCCAATGATACGGGCCGATGATTCGACGGGCTTGCAACGGCTTTCCGGTATTCCGTAAAGCCGTTCGCAGATTCCACGGCAAACGACATTTTTTATATGCGGCTCTTTGTGTTCACATTCAAGCGTACACTTATCCGCGCTCTCACATTTGACTTTCATATTTACGCCTCCCGTTTTTCCGACATAGCGGCAAACTTTTCCCGCTTGTTTTTGAGGATCGTTTCTTTTTTCATCCGTGCCCGTGCTTCCGGCCTGTAATATTTCAAGTCCGGGTTTTGCGGTTGTTTGCCGGATGATTGGTCCGCCGTCCTGATGCACGCAACGCAACGCGATAAAACGCCTGCCGGATATCCGACTACTGCGCCCCAATGTGCGAACTCATCAGCCGTCGCAAATCCCGTTATCGGGTTTTTCATATCGCAACCGTCCGCAATAATGTCCAGCCCTTTTTGCATCCCGCGCCAATTCGCCCAGGCTGAGGCCCGTATGTGTTCCCGGATGCGCTCGCAGGGTATCGCGTTAATGCGGTCACGCAAGGCATACGGGTCTGATTGTAAGACGTTCATTCATTCCCCCAGCGGCTGGAAGTCCGGCCCGGCGAGCGTTAAAAGCATCTGTTCATTGTCGGGATTTTTGAGCGCAACTTTGATCGCCTTGATCTTGCGCTTGTAGGAATCAATGACCGCCGCCTTTTCCTCGCATACGCCGTCGCGTTTAATCAACTCCTTTTTGTGCGCTTGTAGTTCCCGCTGCTCGTTCGCAAGGGCGGCCTGTATGACCTCCTGTTGTGCTAGTAGCGTTTCGATCCGCGCCGTGACCGTCTGTTTGATTGCTGATTCGTTCATGTGTTCAACCTTTCTTGAAATTCGGATTAGTGTTCGCTTTCAAATATTCAGCCTGTGCGTCCCATGCGGCGGCCCGTGCGGCGTCCAATGCGGCGTCCAATGCGGCGGCCAATGCGGAGTCCCGTGCGGCGGCCCATGCGGCGGCCCATGCGGCGGCCAATGCGGCGTCCCGTGCGGCGTCCAATGCGGCGTCCAATGCGGAGTCCCGTGCGGCGGCCCATGCGGCGGCCCATGCGGCGTCCCGTGCGGCGGCCCATGCGGCGGCCAATTCTTTGCTTGTGGCCTTTCCATTAGCAAACCGCTCTGCCACTTCAACCGCGTTTTTGCTCCGTTGATCGGCTAATAAATGCCACACTTGCCGGACACACCGGCAGGCAAATAGGCGCAAAGTTTTATCATCAAGCACGCCGGAACGTGTGGCAATCCATATACGCCATTCCGATTTGATGTCATCCCGTTTCCATAAAGCATCAATCGTTTTCGCGCCCGTACCTATAGCCCATTCCCGACCATCCGAACACGCGCCATGCTTATCGCAAAAATCAACAACGCTAATTTGCATTATCAACCCTCCTTGATTTCGTTCAACCGCTTAACCAACTCTTGATATTTCGCCCGGTAGTCGCAGCCGTCAACATGGTTCACAAGTCTGCGGCAAATCTCAACCAAGTTATCAGGCGAAACAATGGGAATAAATGTCGGCTTAACCGTCAGCGGCAACTCC